ACACTCATCACGTCTACTTCTGGCACACCAACCTATCCCGTTCTGCCTGAGCCCCAGTTTGCATCAGCCATACTAACCGAAGCCGCAAACTCAACAAATCCTCTCAACATAGACACTGCAGCAAACGAAGCGTCTTCTATCGCGTCGCTGACTTACGATGTCGCCCACATTGGGTATTCATCGCTGCCATCCTCTGCTGTAAACTTGGCGGCACAAGGATTCACCGCCGCAACCGAATTGACCTTTACCGTGGCGATGGATCAATCCCGTCTGCGTTACCAATTTCAATCCGATAACAAGTGGCATCATGGGTTCCAGCAATCGTCCTCTTTGGCAAACTCTTGGAAAAAACTGTCTTCCGCGCAGGACGTGGTTATCTTTTATCCTAGTGCCGACATTAACACTCCCACCAATTTGGATAAAACCAGAGAGTCCGTCACCGCACTTTGCGACGACGCCACGTTTGTCATGATTATTGAATCCGTCGCCGATTCATCCAGCGTGAAATCCGTTTCCATTTACAGATACGATGTGTGGGGTATACAATCGGGGGATCTCATTGCGATTGGAACCCTCACTCAGGAGACTGGTCAGCAACTCCCGACTTCAAACATCTACAATGTAAGCGGAGCTTTGCAAAAGATAATTGGCAATCCCGCGTCAAGCAATGGAGTCAACTTGGTGGGAGATTTGGTCATTTCCGCCAAACTGAAAACCATCGGCATTCGCGCGTTTTCCAGTTTGAACCGCATCAAGACATTGACAATTGCCGATGGCGGTGCACTGAACATTGGTTCAAACGCGTTTGAGTCGTGCGATTTGCTGTCCGCGATCAACTTGGGTTCTTCGGTCAAGTCAGTTGGGCCAAGCGCATTCAGGAATTGCACGGGCGCGGCTTCCCTTGCACTGCCTCCCGCATCCGCGTCATCTTCCTTTGTAGCGGTGAACCATTGGGCATTCCTTGGATGCAACAACATTGCAAACGATGTGCAGCTGCCCAGCAATCTCATGCAAATCAACGTGCAGTCGTTTGCGGGATGCACCAAGCTGAGGTGCTCTCAATTGAACGAAACTTTGCCGGCGTCGGTGCAGAAAATCGGATTGGGCGCATTCTTCAATTGCAAGGGGTTGGTCGGTTCGCTCAATTTCAACAGTGTGAACCAGAACGGCAAATTTATCAGCAACATTCGTGTTCTGGGGGCTGCCGCATTCATGGGTTGCACTGGTCTCAACGGTGACTTGGTGTTGCCCGACAATGCGGAGTATGTCAACGTGTTACCCTACACGTTTGCCTCCATAAGCGCGCCAGTGCTTTCCCTTTCATCAATAATTCCGCTCCAGCCCCCAGCGCAACTTGCTAACTCCAACCCAATGTCGCTGACTGGCAACGTGGATTTCGCTTTGAACAAGGTGACCACAATTGAGCGAAGCGCGTTCTACCAGTGCAATAAGGTTTCCACCATCAACTTGTCCAATGCAATTTCATTGGTGGGAATCCAATCCTTTTTGGGCTGCACTGGTCTGAAACAATCTCTCTTGCTTCCCGCATCCGTGAAGAGCGTTGGCGAAGAAGCTTTCAAGGGCTGTTCCGGCTTGACCGGTTTGAACATCGTGTCCACCATGGTGTCTCAAGCTACAGCCGAAGCATGGTTGTCCCTGGGCCAGAGCTGCTTTCAGGATTGCACGTCCCTCGCAACCAGCGGCGCTTCAAACGGCATCCTGATTCCGAGCAGCGTGAACTCCATCGGCGACAGCGCGTTCCAAGGCTGCACGAGTATGGAGAACGTCAGTGTTGGATCCGGATTGACCAAGGCCAACTCGTTCGGAAGCTTGGTGTTCAGCGGTTGCACCAAGCTCGCGCGCGTAACACTTGCATTTTCATTTTTAGCGCGCGACATTGCGGGACAGTCGGTGGTGAAGGGTACACAGCTGCCGGTTTACAATGCCAGCTTCACCGGGTGCACCGCGTTGGGAGTTCCCTCCGACGCCCCCGCTGGAACCATCCAAATTCAAAGCGGTGCCACCGGCTGGACACCCGGCCGTGCCGAATTCTTCAACCGATTGACCATTGTCATCAACAACAAGAACATCACGTTCTACTTGAAGGAATTCAACGACTTGGCCAAAATCAACGTGGTGGATCCCAGCACGGAACCACTGCAGCAAGAAGCCATCCCTCCCACCGATGCCCAGGCCACGGTCCACATCAAGGCGTCCGACATGCGAAAGGTCTTCCTCACCAGCACGGATTCGTTTGTTACCCAAGACGCGGATAGCAATGCGGTGGATAACGGCCAGCTGTTTTTCGTTCGCCCCGAATATTTCCCCCAGTACCTCAACGTGGCAAATGCCCAAGTGGTGCAGGGTGGCATTGAAAGTTACAACGCCGCACTCTACGAGCAGCTGGTGAAGGACGACGTCATGCGCTACTATGCCATGACTCTCTTCAACTCCGCCGACTGGGTCACCCTGTTTGCCAACGACACCGAAATGTTGGAGAACATGGTGGCGTCGTCGGGTTTGATGCCCATTGTGCCCGACGGCAACTACGACGAAACCAACAACAAGCACCTTTACAACACCGGCGTGCTGTACAACATCATGCAAGAGCTTGAAAAAGTGGGTTACGTCAAATCATCCGTAGTCGCCACCCCTGACAGGAGGGTTCAATCAACAAACTATCCCACCGTTGGAACCAAGTGGTGGGGTCTCCCCGACACCGTTTTGCCGGAGCAGGGCAACATTGGAAAGAAACTGTTCAGTCTCATCAATCGCAACGACCCCAACCGTATCAGTTCCATGGTTCTCAACGGCGCCACGCCGAGCGAGTTGCCATTTTTGCCCGGTGACCAGTTCGTCTTCGTTTTTACCCTCAATGAAAACTCCGTGGCATTGACGCCCGGCCTTCCCCCCGTGGTTGTGAAGAAACGCACCTACTTGGTCCGAATGATTCTGACCGACGACTTTGTTTCGGGCGACGCGTCCTTCTTGGGACACTTCAATGCCCTCTACACTCCCGCTCCCCGCAACCTCAACATTCTGCCGGTTAGCGGAGCATACGCGGCGGATTACATGTATTCCAACTACAACTTGCATCTGGCCATCAAGCCGGCGGCGGTCAACCAAACCGCCAACTCGGTTTACAGTCGGATCACGCAAAACTCGTATGAACCGATTCCGATGCCCGTAAATTTGTTGCCTTTTACCGGTTGGTACTATGCCTACCCCTACAACTCGCAAACCATTCGCCTGGACTTCACTCCACCCGATTTGTCATTGACCAATAAATATGTCTACAGAGATTTGCGCTACTTGTCGGCGTACGTGTACTTTCCGGAAAATTGGAGCTCGGTGAGTGTGTTGCCCAATCGCGACAACTTCCCACAATGGGTGCTGACCTTCAGTAACGGTCCCGATACATTAGTGCTCAAATACAGAGCGGAACACTTGCCCAATGCTGGAGCTGAAACTGTCAATTTCTTGGGACAGACGGTTCCCTTTGATTTCACCAACACGCACGTTCAACTGATTTGCCCATTTGACAACATTGCAGAATTACAATTACTCGGCGTTCTGGCTGGACAAGATGCAGCCGGAAATACCGGCACTGTGAACACGATTGCATCAACCCACATCTATCGTCAAAGATCGTCATTGGAGCTTGTGAGCGGTTTGCGCAAAACAACAAGCAAGATCGGACCATTCACGTACCCCCCGATTGCACGCGGATATCAAGGCATTAACATGTCTGCCTCTATCACCTCTCAGAATATGTCAGATCTGAGACCCACTAACACTGAATCCGTCTATCATTTGCAATCCATTACTCTAGATATTAACATGTCCAACAATGACGGGTTCGTGCCCAGCGTCATCGTGAAGTCGGTTGAAGTGGTCGCAAAGAACTATGAATCATACTACTTGGCCCCTTTGAATCCCAACTAAACACATAATCACATAATCGGCAAATAATATTGCAATAATGATTCAATGATTAAATGATTCAATGATTAAATGATTCAATGATTAAATGATTCAATGATTAAATGATTTAATTGAGCAACCCTCATTTAAACCATTTGTGATTTGTGATTTGTGTATAAAGCACGTGTGTCAATCCACGTCGTTCATTGTGTCAGCGTCAGCATCCGCCTCTGGCACGTTCACCAACGACGACAATCCGCGATCCGACCGTTCCGGATGGAGCACCACGTTCTCCGCGCTAAACAGCTGCTTGCGCACGTCGTCCAATGTGACGCCCTCCGCCGCTTCGTCCGCGTCCACAGCGAAATCGGTGCCTTGGGTTTGCGCCACGCCCACAAGCTCGCCCTGCTCGTTCAGCGTCTGCGTCAGCTTGTTGCCGCTCTTCGCCGCCAGCGCCTTGTTCTCGTCAATCGCCTTCTGCTTGGCTTCCTTCACGCGCTTGTCAAACTCCGTCTTGGCCTGCTCCTCGTTCTTCTTCTTCTCGTTCATGAGCTGGTTCAGCGTGTCCTCCATGTACTCCACGCGCCCCGTCTTGTACGCCTCGGGATGAAAGGGGACCCAGAGCCCCACCGGGCCCACAAACACGTCGTGATGGGGGTCCACCTCGCGCAGCATCTTGCAGCGCAGCTCGGCCTCCTTCTGCGAGGGGAACACGCCGCGCACCTTGAGCCCGCGCACCGACGTCTGGAACTCGTGCTTGGCACCGAACTCCTCCTCCAGTCGCTCCTCGTTCAAGTCCAGAAACGTCTTGTAGTCGTCCAAAATGTCGGTCTTGGCAATCACCTCCTTCTCGGTCTCCTTGAACTGCTGGAAGTCCTCGGTCAGCTTGTCAAACTTAACCCCGTACTTGTAGGACACGAAACTCAAGAACTGCAGGAACTTCTCGCTGGATTTGTGGATGTCCCAGTGCTCCACAAACGCCTGGAAAAAGAAATGCTCGCGCTGTTTTATAATGTGTTCGGGAGAAATGAACGACAAGCACGCGAACTTCTGGCCCGCAATGGGCTTGTCCTCGTCCAGCAAGTCCACGTATTTAGGGTTCACGGTGCCGTCGGGCAGCTTCTGAAGGGTCACTCCTTTCGTATCGGTCATTGGATTGGGTTTACTGATGCGCAACGTATTAAACATTCTTGGGTTTGATTTTAAGCCCATTTTCAAATAATTGTATTATTTTTTTCTTATCACATTATATAATCAAATCCCCATACTACAAACAACTTACTATCTCAAACATGGTCGGCGGTGTTCTAGATTTAGGCGAGTTGGTCAAACGCGCCATTAAGTATTTGGTTGAAGGTGCACTGGTCGCCCTTGCCGCTTACGCCATCCCCCAGCGCAAGCTGAACTTGGATGAGATCGGTCTCATCGCTCTCGTTGCCGCGGCCACCTTTAGCATTCTGGACACCTACGTGCCCACCCTCGCCGTTTCAGCACGCAGCGGTGCCGGCTTCGGCATCGGCGCCAACCTCGTCGGCTTCCCCGGCAACGTGCTCAAGGTTTAATGCCCTAATGCACAAAAAACAAGTGTTGTAATGAATAAAACGAGAGAAATTCTCTCAAAATACGTATCCAAAAACGCACGAATTATGCGATTCACGTGTTTTTTACTGTTATTCCATGTTCCATGTTCCATGTTCCATGTTCCATCTACACAAATCATTTCTTTCTCAAGTTTTACTTAAAAATTGAATTTAAATATATGCATAACAAGTAACAGTAGCCATAACAGTAACAGTATCCGTATTCGTATGTCCGCCGCCGCCGCATCTGCTGCCATTTTGTCTGGCAATGCCAGTGGAACCATCACCTCCATTTACAAGTCCCGCACCAACTTGCTCGCCTTGTTGAAAGCCCAGGGCTACGACGTGAGCCAGTACGACAACTTTGGAATGAACGAAGTGCACGCCATGAACACGAACAAGCAGCTGGACATCATGGTTGTGAACGAGTCGGGCCAGAAGGCGTACGTCAAATACCATTTAGGCAAACCGCTGCGCCGAGACAATATCACCGAATACGTGGATGACTTGTACCAACTGGAGAAAACGCTCAGCAAGCAGGACTCGCTCATCATCGTGATGAAGTCCGAAATGAACGACACCAATATTGCGGTGCTGAACCAAATATGGGAACAAGACGGCATTCACATTGTTATTTTCAGTCTGGACCGGCTGCAGTTCAACATTCTGGAACACACCTACGTACCCAAGCACACCATTCTCACCGTGGAAGAAACTCAGGCAATGATGACCAAGTACAACATTGCGCACCCGGACATGTTGCCCAACATTTCACGCTATGATCCAGTTGCCATGGCCATCGGCATGCGTCCCGGGCAAGTGTGCCGCATTGATCGGTTTAGCAAGACGGCAGTGAGCACGCCGTACTATCGCATTTGCTCTCCCAAATAAGCACAAACGCAACGCATAAAACGCAACGCATAAAATGCAACGCATAAAATGCAATGCAACAAAATCAAATCAAAAAATATTGCATACATATAATACACATAAACAAGCCGTTTTTTTTTCTGAAGAGGATGGCAGACATTGCAACCTCGGCCCAACTAGACGACATACAAACCCATTTCTACGCAATCATGGAGAATTACCCCACCATATACGCGAATTTCAAGGCGAACCCGGCGCTTCCAAGTGCGCGGGATGCGCACGACAAAACCGACGCCGCGCTAACGGCACTGCATCATCGCATGTTTGTGTTTCAATCGGCGCTGGAAAAGGCGATGGACGACACCGAAAGCGAGCTGGGGCAGTTGACGGTGGAAGGCGCCCGGTTACATGCAATGCTTGCGAGAAGAACCGCCGTTTTAAACAACAAGAACGCAATGATGGTGCCCTCCCAAGTGGAATCATTTGTCACGCGACAACTGCCGGGTTGCAATATGACAAAGGATGCTTCTGGTAATTTGGTCCCCGCCAACTGCCCGTGCGTTGAGGCTGGAGCCAACCGGTGCTCGGCAAGTTGCACCTCCGGGTGTCCCGCATCTTCAAACCAGCTGTCTCTGGTCGCGGAAGCTCGCGACATTGAAAAGCGCGAATACATCTACGCCATTTCTCGCATCATTTATTTGGTGGTTGGCATTGCCATGGTGTCTTATTTTATTGCGCAGACCATGAGCAGTCCGGACTCCACCCTGCTGGAGGACGCAAAGCTTAAAGCAGACCAATTGAAAACAAAGCTCACGGGGGCGGGAGCAGGAGCGGGGGCGGAATCGGGAGAAGGTGACCAGGCGCAACGAATTGCACCTTCATGAAAATAAAATAATATCGGAGTAATGCAAAATACTGCGCGCATATTTTCTCTCGTTCTCTTCTATGAGCTCGTCCATTATCAGCAACTACGAGGACTCGTCTGCCACGCTGGACGGTCAAATCACCTACATGACGCAAATGCGTCGGTCGTACATGTATGAATTCATCATGCTGTGCATCATTTCGGCCATTGTGCTCAGCATCACGATCAGCAACATGTCATCCAGCACGGTGACCACGGGCGGCTACATCATTTGCTGCATCATCCTCGTGCTGTTTGTGAGTGCGGTGATCATGTATGTGGTGCATTTTCTGGGACTGAACAAGGACGCGCTGATGATGGGTCCGACGAGTGACCCCATTGCCGGGAGCGGGGGGGGTCCCATCATTCGCATTCGATATGTTTGAATGTTTGAATGTTTGAATGTTTGAATGTTTGAAAACAAAGACAACAAAAAAACAAAGTGGCTAATATAATAATATATCCATTATATTAGCACCCCACCCGAAACCATGGCTCAATCGCAATCACGGGATTTAGTGAATGTTCGCCAGAAAATAGCGACCCTGGACCAACTCATTTCCAGTTACAATCAGTTGTACCGAACGTACTTGCAGCATGTGGAAGCCGAAACAAACAAGCGCCAGCAGCGGAAGTACCCCTACTCCATAAAAAATCCAAACGAGGCGGGGAACGCGCTCACGCCGGACGTGCCCTTTCCGTCCAACGGCACGGAAGCCGCGTGCTTCAAATCGTGCGTGGACAACAGCGACTGCGTGTACGCCCTGTATTCCAACACGGGCTGCGGCATTGACTGCAACCCCAACAAGTGCTTGTTGTACGGCCAAAATGCCGACGGCATCGTTCCCGTGAAGGAAATGGCGTCATCGTTCCCCAAATGCCCCGTGGCCGGTGACACTGACGGCACGGACGCGTGGTGCAAAGTATTCAACAATGCGATCACCAATGCCGTGATCCCCGCGCTGGTGATACGAATCGGCGGCACAAACTGGCGCAGTTTGGCGGTTCAAATGCCGAAAAGCACCGCCAATGCGGCCGACGCGCCCTTGTCCGTGGATTTGACCACGGACGTGCAAATGTGGAGCCCCGACCCCCAATTTTCCGACATCAATTACGCGCCGGCAAACGAAATCAGCCTGCAGTTCCGCTACTTTGCGGAGTACTGGTTGAACGCCTACAACCTGCAGTCCGGCAGCGCCATTGTCGTTGCGGGACAGGGCCCCATCGGCACGTTTGCATTTTCAAAGTTGACTGCGGCCCCCACTGCTTCGGCCCCCACTGCTTCGGCCCCCACTGCTTCTTCCTACATCGGCACATTTGCCGGCCAAACCATGTCTTGGTCTAGCGACGCTCCCGCGTCGGGCGGTGCCGCGGCCGGACAACAAACCGCAGCCGTGATCGCGTCCAATTCCGAATCCGCCAAGTTTAACTACAATTACTCGGCGTTTGAGAAGCCCGTGTGGAAAGTGATGCCCAACATGAACGCCATGATGGGGCAAATCCCCTCGCAGGTGGCCAAAATGTCGGTTCCTAGTTGGCAGTTTTTGGGGCTGCAGGACTCCGCCGCCGCGTGCCAGACCGCAGCAATGAACGACCCCGACCACGTCTACACGACCGCCACGTACTTCAATGCGTCCTA